TCCAGCCTCTTCGGTTTAAACCGGAGGAGTTGGATGACCCAAACATGTCGTTGCAGGTTCACATCATACCGCTTAAAGCGGTCGCCTACACTCGACGGGGCATGGAAGTAGTGATCGAAAATCACAGACTTCCCTGCGTACCATCGCGTATAGGATTCACCAGGAGGTAAGTCGGGAGGACCGTAAAAGGGCCTCTCAACCATCTCATGGAGCACCTCTAGGAGGTGATGAAAAGTGAACCCCACTCTGTTCCATAACAGCCTGTTAAAGAGGTTATATGCCTCTTGGTCGGTGCTAGGAACTGCAGCTACGTAAACCGGTCTGACATCGACCCCGCAGAGGAAGTCGGTGCCACAGGTCTCCTTAAACTCTCCGAAGATATAACTCTTTTGAGAATTGACAGTGAAACCTGCGAACTCTAGCGTCTCGGACAGCAGTAATGCTGCCCGTGTGTCTATGATGATATCATCACCGTAAACACGAAGACGTTCGAGATCACCACCGGAGACGACCGTACACGCCTTGGCAAGAACGTAAAATATAGCACTCTCAAGAGGAAACGTGAAAGCGTTTCCCATAGAAGAGAACTTCTCGTACGTGTGCCAGGTGTCACCCTTATCCACAGTATACTCTTTTGAACGTAAATCGTCCATTAGAACGTACCATAAATGAGGAGTAAGCCACCGGACCAGTTCAACGCTGATACAATCAGACGCACTCTTAAGATCGATAGTCGCCGCATAAAACGGAGACTTCGACGCTTGTTGTGCAACGGCAGAGTTTCTATCTTGATTTGAAAGGGTTACGCCGAAATGGCGTAGACGCCCTGTCAAGTAAGATTCCATGCCTTTCTGAAGTAGAACGTTAAGACTGGGCTCGATGGCAATAGTACGGTCGGTGTCCGCTGTCTTATAGACAGTGGTCACTCGATTGCCCTCTACCCGTTCAAAGGTTACCTTTTCCTCGATCAAGCACTGTTTCCAGTGCGGACTCCGGTTAAGGAACACTTTTGCATATGGTAGAGCTTCCGACGTGACAGTCTGATGTCCGCCAATCTTATAGTAAAGATGGTTTCCATCAGGCCCTGATGTGCCGAAAGTGTGGCCGGGTCCAAAACCGCTACCCTCAATTACTTTCGTAAACGAGATAGGCGTCATAGGTCCGAAAATATCTTCAAGATATTGTCGAGCCAAACCGAACACCTCACACATGTATTTATTCATGCGTGAGGGCCGGTTAAGGTAATAGGAAAGACGACGATTAGTCCTCTTACACTTCCTCTCGGAAGCGTAGAAGGTATTCATCGCAGTCTCCCTACGGCCTTGCGCTGAGGTCCCAGGCAAATGAAGATTCTTCTTTAGAAGAGCTTCAAGCTGCCGAAGGGCCGTGTAGCGGAGGAAACTCAGTGTACAATCTGTTCTACTGAGTTCTTCACTGACAAAACTAAGTATCTGTCGAGGATCGTGAATCCTGCTGCGAAGAGCAGCAATATCACTATCAAGAAGATACGTTGCCAAGTCGTGAATCCCTGCCTGGATGAGCCTTTGTAGATCGTGAGGGATCTTACGATCCCTAGCAATTGGACTACCCAATTTGACCTCCTCAACTGTGTTTTCGAACGGGGATCTGAAACATTCATCTCACTGGAGAGGAATGTCCAGATCATCGATCAGGTCCGACGCCAGGTTGACGTCGGCAAAGATCGTCCCGATCAGAGTCACAACAGCCTTGTTCTTGGTGGCATCACTGCCAGCAGGCCAAGAGATGTTGATATCTGCATCGCACTTCTGTGCCATCGGCTTACCAGCGGCATCAAGATAGCCACGGTAAATACGAACACGCACAGCAGGCTTCGAGAACACACCATTGTTTGAGGTCAATGGTTTGCGAGAGAACTGTACTACGTACGGCTCCATCGCAGTATGTCCAGAAACACGATACTGGCTCTGGTTAGCGTTCGCGGACCCATCAAAGGTCCACGTTCCCGGTACGGCAAAGTCTGCCATTTGACTGACTCCAATTGGATAGCTATGCTATCCGGTTAATCCACTTCCTTAAGTGGAGAGTTTAGTTAACCCCTTAAGAAGCTTAGTATATCGACCGTGAAAGATGGCGGACAAGTCCAACATCTTCGCTAAGTCGACATTCAAGCGAAAGGAGAGTG